TCTACTTGAGTCTGAAGCGTAGTAATATCAGAAGCGTTTGATATAATAGATGATTCGGTAGATGTTACACGAGTCGTTAAGTTGTTCAACGCAGTAGCGCTTGCAGCACGACCATCTAGGTCATTCAAGTCAATTGCTAGTTGAGTAACGTCTTGAGCAACTGCTGTGAGAGCGCTGTCTGTTTCTAAAACAGATACTTCTAAGGCATCAATTGCAGTAGCATTAGCTGATATGCCAGAGAAATCTAATCCATCAACCGTAGCAGATAGGCTAGTAACGTCCGAAGCAAGTGATGATAAACCACTATCAGTAACATCTACACGGGCAGTAAGATCGTTAAGCGCTGTCGCATTCGCATCAATACCTGATAAGTCTAAGCCAGATAAGTCAGTTTCTAGTTGAGCAAGGTCTGCTGTGAGTGTAGTCACATCTGAAGATACAGCTGATAAAGAACTATCCGTTGCATCTATACGAGCATTTAATGTTTGTTCTGCGGAAGCAACTAAGTCTGAAACGAATGCTGAATCTAGTCCAGCGTTAGCAAGAGCAACTTCAAGAGTCGTAATATCTTCGGCAAGTAAAGCAATCGCGCTATCACCCTGCTCTATTAATGTACGTAATTCATCACGAGCAGCTGCAGTTCCTGATAATAGGAAGTCAGAATCAATGGCTTGTACCACAGTTTCTAGTTGAGTTAGCCTTGAAGATTCTGAAGTGAGTCGATCACTATCTTGATTTACTCGAGTCTCTAATGATTGTAACGCATTTGACGTAGAAGTCAAGTTATTTTGCGTAGAAGTTAATGATGCTTCTAATGTAGTCACATCATTCGCGACAGTTTCAATTCCACTATCACTCGCAGTAATCTGAGTCTGTAGATTGTTAATAGCGTCGGCTGTGGCAGCAACTGCTTCACCAGCAATGTCTAAAGTGTCTAATTGACTTGACAGTTCAGTTAAGTCTTGCGATAATGCGGTTACATCGCTATCAGTAGCGGTAATCTGAGTTTGTAAATTATTAACCGCAGATGATGTTGCTGCAATTGCTTGACCTGAAATATCCAATGATTGGAAATCAGTTTCAAGTTGAATAAGTTGTTGTGAAACTGCTTGTAGGGCAGCACTGTCTTGATCTATACGAGTGTTTAGCTGTAACTCAGCCGTTGATACCGCTGATGTTATATCGCCTTGTAGGTCAGCTTCTAGTTGCACTAAGTCTTGTGCTAGTATGGCTAAGTCGCTATCAACATCACTTATTTGTGTGGTCAACGTACCTTGTAAAGCTGCAGTTGCGTCTACGATATCTGTAGAAAGAGTAGATTGTAAAGTAGTAAGGTCTTGAGAGACAACATCTAATCTTGCGCTATCAAGGTCAATACGACTATGTACTTGATTGAATAGGTCAGCTGTAGCGGTAAGTGCATCTCCGTTAATATCAAGATTACTAAGCTGAGTTGATAGTTGAGTCACTTGGTTGGCTAGGGTTGTAAGTGAATCACTATCTTGGTTTATTCTAGTTGTAAGAGCAGATAATGCTGTATTCGTTGCGTCAAGAATGTAATCAGAATCAACCGCATCAAGCGCTGCGCCCAATACACTAATCTGTTGAGCTAGAGATTCAACCTCATTATCCGTCTGAGTTGCTTGCGATGACAACAGATTAAAGTTATTGGCAAGAGCAGTTAACGCATCAGAGTCAGCTGCAAGACGAGCATTAAGTTCTGCGACCGCTACTGCTACTGCTGCTTGAACATCAGAGTCAGATACCGATACATCAGTATTTTCAAGAGAAGTTATTCTTGCTGCGACTTCACTCAAAGCATCTTCATTGAGATCTAGTAGTGCGGATAGTGATGCGACTTGGATAGCTTGGTCTGACAATATAACATCAAGCGCAGTATTTTCCGAGTCAAGTAATGAGACTTCTTGCTGCAATTGAGTTAGGATTGAATCGTGCTGTGTTATACGGTCGCCTAATGTTACCACGCTCGGAGAATTTTCTACATCGACGTTGACCAACTGTTCATTTACAGTGTCAAGTATCATTGCAGATAGAGCTTCAGGTGTAAGTCCATCACCAAGCGATACAAGACTGTATAGCTCGGTAAAGTTAGCGTTTATTTTATTGGTTGCATCGCGTAGCGTATCACCGCTCCCGTCGTTTGCCCCAATACCAGTATTAAGAATAAGTCTAGCCATTTTAGTTCTCTTTATTTGTATTCGTCTTCATCTAACGTTTGTGTCACGCTAGATGCTGAAATAGCAGCATCGATTGTTGCTGGTGTATTAAGGTCAACTAAATCACCAAACGTTTGATACCCTTCGGTTTGTAGTGATTCAAATGATTGGTCTGCATATGTTGACATTAACGGTACTGAACTAATAATGATATCAGCATCAGCAACATCTGTCTCCCTCATAGTAAGTAATGTATATTCAACATTCGCGTCGACGTCTACAGAGTTACCCATTACAATTGGATAATTAGGTATTTCTAGCGGATCTACAGGTTCACCTGCCGAAATATTAACATCAACGTTTGATTGTGTAACAACATCTGCTGACAAATGCCAGCCAGCTGGGTGTATAAACTTTTTATATAACTTCTCATAATCAGATATTGATAGCCCTGTTTTCAAAACAACAGAGAATATTTGATATCGCTTATCATCTTGTATGAAGTGTAAGTACTGTGGTCCAATCAAGCTTGAGTTGAGTACAAATAAGTTGTACTTTGGATACACAACCTCAACAGCCTCATTATAAAATGACTTGAAGAACTGCTCAGCAGATATTTGTGTCCCCTTTGCTCTATACAAAGCAGAGACTAATTTGGCCATCAATCTAGGATTAGCAGCAAACTGAGTATGGTCTAAGCCATCACCAATCTCATATAGGATATAATCAAGGTGTTCTAGCGAAGTTGAAGAAATATCTCTTATATCAAATAACTCACGGATAATAGAGTCAAATGATTGTTCTCCTAAATCACCTTCATACTCATAATAAGTTTCTAAGAAGGATATAAGTTTAGGATAATCCTGAGAAAATATCTCAGGTAAAATGTGGGAAACAAGACTTTGATGGAACTTTGTCGGCAACCTTCTTGTGTTGTTTCTAAAGTCTGCCATTATGAATCCTCTCTAACACCAGAGACATTTAACATGTTAGCGTCTAATGAAAGTATATAGTTCCTTGGTGGTTTTATTGTACTTGTGTTAGCAGGAATTACACTCACCTTGATTACATCATTGCTTTCAACGTTCAATGCGTTGATATTAACAACGCCCGTAACAGGATCATATTCGCCGATATTCACCAACACTACCTCATTGTCCATATTGAGCATTTGTAGTCTAGTTGAACCTAACTCATTTTTAATAATTACATCTTGCCCTAACGACCTAATAACAGATGTTGTTATAACATGGTGGTCTTTATCAGGAGAAGATAAAGAAACAGGATATGTCAACGTATAGTTCTTATCATAACCAGCCAACACATCGTCAATGCGTTGCTGTAGCTTAACATCCATTCTAGAATTTAGAATCGCTGGAGAGATATCATCTATACGGGAAAGAATATTAGAACGTCTAAATGTAGCATCAAACGTTTCTAAGTTATTTGTAAAGTACGCTTGTACTAATTGACTCACCTGTATTTCTGCAGACTGAGCTGACAAGGTAGTCTTTGATGTGTCTATGTTAAAAGATACAGATAATTCAAGGTAAGAGAAATTAGGATCTACAAATTCAGTATCAATAGACATTATAGAAACGTTGGAAGTCAATTGGTCTTTAATTAATCTCTGAACCTCTGTCTTTGCTTGATCGCTCAACCCATCTTTAAAGTTAAGTGAAGCGAATACTGTACCAAACTTAGGAGGATCATTGTCCTCTCCGCCCCAAGCAACTACATCATCAAGATACTGAGAGAACGTAGAACCAATTAAAGATTTATAATCTTGAGCAGTAACTAATCTCTTTTGAGTCGCGTGTAATGCAGGAGCATTTCTTTTAATTGATGCGTTGGATTCTTTATCCGAACCGCCTGACGCTTCAGTTGCCTGATTTACTACAATAGGATATTCTTCTGCGCCTACAGATAATAGACTTCCGATGAAATCACTAGCTGTATTTGCAGCAGCACCTCGAGTAGATAAATATTCTACACGTATCTTATTACCTGCGACTGGAGCTTTACCCAATACATTGCCATCACCAAAGAATAATTCATAATGACCTTTAGCAACTTCTCTTAACATATAAACGTTAGAATCTTCGTTTATAGTAAGCGCTTCATTTACATTAACATAAGGAGTATAGTTTACTGTGTTGAAGTTATCAAATACTTTAACTACAACAGTGCTGCTATCTAGATTCTCATCTGGAATAACAAATACCTGATCATCATCATGAGCGCCGACCACAAAAGTTCTTACTTTTGGTTCGCCTTCTTTAACTTGAATGTCAAATGTATATGTGCCGTCAATCTTTGGTGCGCCAACGTTAGAGACTGATCTGAAGATAAATGAATTCTCATTAGCATCTGCTCTAAATTGCGTATTCTCTGGCAGTACTATTCTTCCTGGACCACTTGGTATATTTACAGATACATTAAGGTATGCAGATGAAGCGGTTGCTGACTTTGGATAATATCCAAGCGCTTCTGCGTGATGTAGTATGGAAGACCTTAGTTGCGCAGTAGACAAAAAAGACTCATTGATCGCCATATTAGCGGTCAAGCCATTTACATGTGTGTTATATGCAAGCACGTCTAGTATATTAGAAAGACCGCTCGCGTCAAAATCATAATCCGTAAACTCATCACTTTGTTTGAAGTATGTTTTTAACTTAGTTTTAATCTTTTCAAAATCTAGATCAGAAGTTGAGATTGACATTTATCGTACCCTCGCAATAGTTACTGTCACTGACACATCTTGCATCGTATTACGGATTCTTAAGAACACAGTAACGTTAGCAGAATTATAATCTGGTGAAAAATTAGCCTTTACTTTCAACACTGTTGCTCTTGGCTCATAGTTTTTGATTGCCTCACGAACAATATCTTCAACGTCACTCTCGTCTGTTTCCATATCCAATGAAAACATTAGACGCTGAAGACGTGAACCGAAGTATGGCTGAAAGGGCTTTTCTCCTTTATTGGTGAGCAATAGATTACGCACAGATTGCTTCACAGCATCTGCGTCTGTTTTTTTATAGATGTCACCAGAAGTTAGTTTCTTTTCAAATGAGCAATCAATATCTTTATAAGTTCTTGACTTAGTAGTAGTGATTGGTTTATTTGACAAGTTACCATCTTCGATAGAAAATGCTTTTGCCATAGTAGTGTTAAACTCTTTTTGTTTTATTTATACAGAAAAAGTAAACGTGGTTGGGATTCCTATGAGTTTTAATACATCACAGAAGTCTAGGGTGAGTAGTTCAAGCAGTTTATCCAGTCCAATTTTCTTCAAAAACTTTTTAATCTTTCTGACCCACATCATAAACAACTCTTTCTGCCACTGAGCAAACCATTCTTTAGCTTGTCTCATTAGGTCAGCAATGATCTCTTCACCAGTCTTTACGTTTTCGTCTATTGGTCCACCGATTATATCAATCAGCTTCTTACCAAATATTTCTACCTGTTCAAGTTCAGATATAATGTACCCTGTGACACTAAAGTTCTTTATATCTTCTTGAAGCTTAGTTATTTTTTCCTGGACATCTTCAGCGAATTGCTCGGCTTGTTGGAGATATCCCTCGAGTTCTTCTTGTATTGCCCTGACCTTGGCCAACGCTTCTTCTTTTAGCCTGTCTATAAGTTCCTTCATCCAAGCATCAATGTCAAATGATAGAATGTCAGGGATTGCTGGGAGACCTAATGCCTTCCATATCTTCTTAAACTTTTTGATTAATGCTTCAAATGCTTTAAATAAAGCGTTGGTACACCATTGAATGATTTCATTCTTGATATATTGCCAAGTGTACTTTGCTCGCCATTCATCGCAAACAACGCCAAACTCACCGTTGAACATTCTATCATATGGGTCAGGTAGTTTTGGAATCTTTTTAATGATTTCAGTCTTGATTCGTGTTTGTTCTTCTTCAGTGAATATCTTGAGTAAGTTAATCTCGATACCAAGAATGTTAATATTGAAGTCAATTGGTATTAGCTTACTAATCATTTCTAACATCTTGACAGGAATGAATATATGAAACTCTTGAATCAATTCATCCCAAGCGTCTTTCGCTTCTTTCTGCCAATTACGAATCTTACCCTTCTCCCAATACGGAGAGAGTAAATCTTCAATCTTCTTAACTAATTCCTCTACGTCTTTAATAAGCGCCCTGATGTCAGCTACGACGTCTTCAGTAAGATCCTCAGCCTTCTCTATCAATGCTTGTTTAAGTTTCCCAGGAATCTGAGCTATCTTATTAAACTCATTGACAATATCAGCTTTCGTTGGGAACCCACCGTCACAAGGTATTTCGATTGTAGCGGTGAGTATGCTAGAATCAAGTCCAAGTTGACCAAGTACGGCAAGTCCTTGAGAGGTAGTTGATTTTAGATTAGAGTTTGGTATCTTCGGAACCATCGAAGCTACAGGATTAGGAATTGAAGGTAAGTCAGGCGTGAAGATACCGCCCGACGTTGCGTCCGAGCCGATACCCATCGTAACAATTTCTTCACCAAGATATATTGTTTCTATCTGTTTAGAACCAAGATATACCTTTTGAATAGACGCCATTATAATTCCTTAACTTGAAGCAACAGAACCTGTGCCAGTTTCAGCCACAATAAAGTACAACATCTGGTCATCGTAACTATCAAGTTCATCATACTCTGCTTCAGTTCCAGTCCAAATCATTTTTGCTGTCATTAAACCAGAAGCGTCTTCACGATTGTTCTGGTCTCTTAGCGCATCAGCAATACTCGCATCTATATCTAACATAATATTTCCTATGAATTAATTCTAATTTCTTCGCCCGCACTAATATTAACATTCTTTCCTTGAAGGTTAACAGTGTTATTACAGCTAATATTAGCATCACCTATGACAACAATATTCATGTTTCCTGTTATTACTAAAGTGTCATTTTCTTGGATAAGAGTAGTACGTGAACCATCATGCATGAATTCATAATACGAACCTGATCTATGGACTTCTTTAATTCGCCCATTATCTTCCGTATCATCCCATTCTTTATAATGACCAGACTCCGTCTCATATACTTTATTAAATGGATAGTTGCCTTCAGCTTTAGCGTTAGCATCACCCTTCTTAGGGATAGTTCCTATCACCATAGGCAGTTGTGAGTTTTGTCCATCTAAGAATATACCAAATACTTGGGTGTCTTTAAGAACACCTAGATACTGCCCCTTGCCTTCGTGTACGCCTTGTGTAATAGGTACGACTATCTGCGCCCAAGGCAGGTCTTTGTCTTTGATATTATCATATACGCCCAACGCCCTTACTTTGACACGACCGATCTTTAACGGATCATTCTCGACGTCTACAACGTGTCCTACGAACCAACGTACCGCATCACCATAGTAATCAATATAAGTTTGTGGAATCATACTTCACCATTTGAAAGTTTCAGGCATGTTAACGACACAACATAGCTATTTGTTGTGAAAATATGTTTAGCTGAATATATTAAATAATCACCAGATTTTTTAGTATCAAACCTTTCGGAACTATTACCTTCATCATTTAAGTTAGCTGGAAATTTAATTTCTATTTTATTACCAATAGTGTTGTTTCCCTCAACTTCTATGAAGTCTAGTCCATTAACCTTAATATCTAGTGGTTGTTTTTTAAACAAAGAATCCATTGCCCTTTGAGTTGAGTTTAATTTATACTCACCATTAGTAGGACTTTGGCCATAAGAATTAAAACCCTCAAATGCTTCAGTACTTGTAATCTGGGATATATGTCTGCTTTGTATCTTATTATAAGATTCAGTACCAAGCTTATATTTTTCAGAGAATAATGGGTTTCGTTTTATTAAGTTATCCTCTGCCATGGTTTGAACAACTTTATTCATATCATGTTTATGATCGAACTTAGTATTCTTAGTCACATCTATAGATTGGTGTGTAGCGCCAATCATCCCTTGGTCTATAAGGTTATACAAATTCTCTGTATTATTAACTTGATAATCTAGCATCACTCGGCGCATAACAGTTGGGTCTGGTGCATCGCCACCTGCAGATATAACTGCCTGTGAATACAAATATGGTTTACCTTTATTAATAGCTGGTCTATCTATCATGGTTTTTAGATCAACCATGTATAAACCATCACCACCAAAGTGTGAGAACATATAGAACGGATATCCCTTTTCTGTACATAACTTGTTCTTAATCCAACACATAGCATTTAATGGAGTAAGGTTAGGAATAATTACTTTCGTGGCTTGAGGCGGTTTTTTGGTTGCACTAAATTTAGTATTTAAGAAATCCGAGGCAATCGTACTCATTATAGCAGCTGGAGTACCACTATAAGCAGAGTTAACATTTTGTAAATTAGAATGATAGTTGATCTCTTCGGTCAAATGCAGAAGAATCATCTCATTACTTTCATTACTTTTCTTGGTGGTTATAATTCGATCAATATAAAATCTAGCAGTTCGAGATTTAGCAATGATAGTATTAGCTTTAATTTTAATATCTACAGTCTCAGCACCACTCACATTAAGTGATGACATTACCCTGTCGCCGTCCATAAAAGATAATAATCCAGTTGTATATGGCTTGTCTATATGCTCATATATTTCAAGTTCCACTGTAGTATTAGCGATATCAATTTTAATTGGATTCATCGCAGAAGTTATAACTACTTCTTCAATCAATACTGGGGTGGCGGATTCGGGTGCAAAATTACTCATTACGATCTCACAGCATCATTAAATGCACTAATAACCTTTGTAATTACTATTGGTTTAATTACATTTATTTGTTTTAGCTTATCATTTTCTTGAGTGTAGTATTCTAAATTGGTTACTCTTTCAATACCTTCGCCAACACCAGTAAATGGTAGGTAATCAACAATATTCCCGTCGCTGTCTATGTGGTGGCGAGCAGCATAATATTCTGGAGTGAAGTACTCTGCAATAATGGTTTCATCAGTATTAATGCTTCTTATTTCATCGCCTTCTCTTATATCAGTATCCGAGAATAACACAGGGACATATGTGTCACCCTGAAGTTTTCTTAGATTAGTAATAGTAATATCACCATTCTTTAAATTACGATATACAATGTCTCCATGTAAACCAGAACGAGTACAGATTATTGATTCACCGACTTGTAATTTATCAAAGATCTCGTCATGAGTATGGATAACATAATCAGGAAAGTCTTTTTTAGCTTTTTGTATTACTTCAGAATGATCTAGTGGCCATCCCTTTTCTCTTAACGTGTCATTCAATAAGAATAATGTCCAATAAAGATTAGGGTCTTTATATAACTTGAATGCTACTTGATCAGGACGTTCTCCTGTTATAATATTATATGGTTTATAGTAAGCACTATTCTGTTTTAATTCGTCTATGATTTCAGCATACACAGTTAAATTCTGAGCAAGTGCTACTTTACCGTCTCCAAAAGAATATAGTGTTTTAGGGAATTTACTAAAATATGCCATTATTAATATCCTTGCATAATAGAGTTTCTGTCTATTGTTTTTTCTTCTACAAAGTTCAACGTCAGGTCAATCTCTACAGGTTTACCATCTTTATGAAATGACATAGAACCTGGATTATAATTAGTTGAGATTGATTGCAAGAAACATTTCTGGAATTTATTACCTACTCTAACTTCTCCCCCCTTTGTTTTGTATTTAACTTGTATATCAAATAGGTCAGGATACTTATAGCCAGCAGACAAAGAAGTTTCGACCGATGCGTCTCCATCTTCGATACTTCCATCTAGTGCTATTGTATTTGGGTATGCAGCATAGCGAAAACGTTTTATAATATCTTCAACGACTTTGGATTCTTCTTTAGACTTTGGAATAAACTTAAATTGGAAAGTAAATTCACGTAGAGTTACACCCTTAAAAGAAGCACGTACATTAGGGTTGAGAGTTACGCCGAAGGCAATGGAAGCACCTTCTTGTAGAGCACCTGCGCCTGGAAGTCTTGACATAGCACGAATTGACCCAAGTCTAGCCAAGTCGCCCACACTTGCAGAACCACTAAACATTTCGGACATACTTTTAGCTTCTTGAGTAATTGCATTTCCTAATGCTTCTAACATTCCACCGCCTTGTGAAGCTGCTTCAAAGGCAGTTGCGCCTGCTAACCCAAGTGCTGGTTTATCATATTGTAACCCATCATTAAATGTCAACGCGGTTGGTAAATATAGTGTAATTGGATCTCCTTTACCAGTCACGCGTCTGTTTACTATAATTGGTGAACTATCCGGATCTTTACCATCAACCGAGGCAGCGTCTTGAGGTTCTTCATCATCTCCAAAAATAGCATCTGAAATAGCATCACCAGCATCACTAAGTAAATCTCCCACGAAGTCAAAAAATCCAGAAGATTCGTCAGCAGTTGTAGAAACAGCTTCTGCTGTAGCATTTATTCCACCTTCAAGCGCGTCTTGTGTAGCGTCACTACCAGTAGCAGGTTCAATCTCATATTGGCTGAACTTAATGAATGCTTGATATCTATCCTGATGATCAAGAGGATAACGCAATGGACCATCGAGCAAATCAGTTTCAGAAGCAGTTTCTGTTTTTTCTGGTGGCTCGTATTCTGATGTTGTCTCTACGTCATCTTTCTGTTCATCTAATACGTCACCTACTTTTGGTCCGCTTGTGTTTACTTCAATAGTTTCCATTTTTGGCTCTCGGTATAAATACTTGTTAACTATTTATAACAAAATAATAATAATGAAAACATATAAAGGAAGATACAAACCAAAGAACCCTAAAAAATATGCAGGAGATCCTGATAATGTAGTGTACAGAAGCATGTGGGAGCGTCACGTTATGAAGTGGTGCGACGAAAATACCAACGTCACTCAATGGGTCTCTGAAGAAGTTGTCATACCTTATATCTGTCAGACTGATAAGAAGCCACATCGATACTTTATGGACTTTGCGATTCAGTTCTCTGATGGTAAGAAGATTCTGGTTGAAGTTAAGCCATATGCCCAGACATTAAAACCAGAAAAGAAACAAGGTAAACGTCGGCAAACATTATTGAATGAGAGTATGACATACATAAAGAACCAATCTAAATGGCACGCAGCCAAAGCATTTGCTCTTGACCGTGGTTGGCATTTTGAGATATGGACAGAGAAAGAACTCACCGCTATGGGTATTATGCCCAAGTCAACTCAAAAACCCAAGGGCAAGTTCGCATTCAAACCACTAAAGAAGTTCACTCCGAGAAAGAAATCTAAAAAATAGTTATAAATAGATTTATATTTTTTAACGGAGACATAAGTGTCTAATCTATTTCAAAAACTAGAGATCGAAGCATTCCGTGCTGGTATCACGCCACGCACAAAGGAATCACGCGCTTGGTTCATGAACAAGATTAAAAATATGCGCAGTATCAACCGAGATAACTTAATGAAGTCTGAACCACTAAAACAGACAAGTAGTGAGATAGTTGGTTCCATGTATATGTTCTTCTACGATCCGAAGCATAAAGACACTCTGCCGTATTATGATAGATTTCCGTTGGTTGTTGTGATTGGTCCAGCCGAAGGTGGATTCCTTGGGTTGAACCTTCATTACCTACCACCACAGCTACGAGCTAAGATGCTTGATGGCTTAATGGATATTACATCAGATAAGAAGTTTACCAACGCAACTAGATTTAAAGCAACATATGCGTTGTTAGCTTCAACCGCAAAACTGAAGTACTTTAAACCATGCGTTAAGCATTACCTTAATAGTCAAGTACAAGGTAACTTTGCGTTGGTGCCTGCGCCAGAATGGGAGATAGCAACGTTCTTGCCAACTGCTGATTTCCGTAAGAGTAATAGTCAGAAAGTATATTCAGACAGTAGGAAGATGATCAATGGCTAGTATAGAACAATTAAAGTCCCAGATGAATAGAGCAAATGGTATAGCGTT